AAAGTACATACTTATACCTTGCGTCATACTTCAAACGCAGTGCTATCAGTATCTGACATGCGAAACTTACTTGACCTAACCTATTCAAGCATTGACATGTATAGCGACCTGGCTAACCACCTTATCCAGCGTGATGCAGACATTGCTAAAGCAACCGCATACTTCAAGAGAGTATGGGCATTGCCTACCAAGATTGAGCAATCACCTATGCACCTACTCAGCAAGGGTGAGAAGAATGCTAAGTCCCGTGCACTCAATGCACGGCAGAAAGCATTTGCTATCTACTCAGATAGCCCTACGCAAGAGAACATTCGCGATACAGAGTTTGGTTTATGGCAAGCAGTTGTAGAATATGCCGACCACTACTCTCAGAAAGATGCTAGTATTTCTATCCTTGCAGGACGAAATGATGGCATTAAACTACGAGCACTAGAACTACTATCAATCTAAGGAGAATCGTGTACCTAAATCCAATTACAGTAGACGGAATTACCTATAACTTCACAGAAGAATCACTCAAAGAACTAATCAAGAGTGACATCTACAATAGAGAAAGAGTAAAGACAGCACAAGAAGATGCACAGGAATCATATAGAAAACTCGCAAAGATTCGCAGCGAGGTATATGATTTCTTCACAGAAGCATTTGAAGATAATGGTGATGAAGCAACCGTTGAACGTGACAACGTAAACGAATTGCTTGTATCCATTGGCTCTGATGAACTAAAGACAACATGGTCAGCAACTGTAGAGATTACAGTTACTATTAATAATATCGAGGCTTCATCGAGGGAAGAAGCGGAAGATATGATTACAGATAACATTGAGGTCAGCGGCTACGACCTTGATGTTAGTGACTATGATGTCAGCGTTGTCGAAGTCATAAGAGACTAGTCATCTCTGCCACTATCATGAGTCGCTGCTAGCACATAGGTGTTTGTTCATTTCTACTATGTGTTAGACTTGGGGATGGGTGGTCCCGCTATCCGCGAACACGGGACATAGAATTGGTATGCATACTGCCTAGGCAGCGATAGCGCCATAGACATAGTGAACCAGCGTAAGGGACCTACGCCCGAGATGCAGGTAGTTTATGTCAAGACCTGAGCAAGTCTATAAACTGCTCACTAAATAACAGGGAGAGTAATGCCAACAGAAATCGAAAGAGATAGATACGGACGACCACTAGTTGTCCCACCAACAGGTGGTAAAGCAGTTGCTTATACTCGTGCAACTACTATCGCCAACAGTTTAGATGATGCCTCTGCATTAACAGCATGGAAGATGCGCATGGCAGCAATAGGTTTAACAAGCAGGCCAGACATATTGTTAGCCATTGGTGTAGCAGGAGACAATAACAAGTTAGTTAATGCATACATTGAAGAAGCAATGGAAGTAGCAGGTGCTAGTAAGGCAGCCACTATCGGTACAGCAATCCACGCACTAACAGAAAAACTAGACTTAGGTTTAGACCTAGGTATTTTTCCAGAGCAGTGGATGGCAGACATCAAAGCGTATGAAGCAGCAACAAAGATTCTTACTAAGATTTACATCGAGCAATTCACAGTGCTAGACAAGTATAAAATTGCAGGCACACCAGATAGAGTTGTTGAATATAAAGGTGAACGATTCATTGCAGACTTAAAGACAGGTCGTATTGACCACCCAAATAATATCGCAATGCAGTTAGCAATCTATGCTAACGGGTCCCCGTACATGCCTGACACGGGAACCCGCGGTACGTGGGGAGAAATAAATAAAGAGAAAGCAATTATTGTTCATGCCCCAGCAGGGACAGGGACATGCAAACTAGTATGGGTTGACATCAAAGAAGGATGGAAAGGTGTACAGTTTGCAATGAAAGTAAGAAAGTGGCGAGACCAGAAGGGTCTTGCTACTCCATTTGAGCAAGGAGAAGATAGTGCCTAGCACAGAAGCACCCATCAGTATCACAGTAAAAACAGCAGCAGGTAGTCTGGTAACAGTCCGAGCAGAAAGCGGCGAGGAACTAGATAATATTGTTGCACTATCAGTGCATGCAATCGCATCAGCAGCACAAGAACTAGAGTCAGCAGTTCGTGGTGCACCAGCACCAACAACACAATCAGTCGCTGCAGCATTCAATGCCAACATCATTGAAACGGGAACAACAGTTCCTGCCCAAGAATATACACAGCCAGCACCAGTAGCATCTATTGGTGGGCGCGGTTGCGCTCACGGTAAGATGACAGCAATCCAAGGTATGGGTAAAGACGGTAAGCCATACAAGGGTTACTTCTGCCCAGCACCAAAGGGTGCATTTGATAAGTGCAAGAATCAGTATGTTGTGATTCAGTCACCAGAATGGAACACATTCGTTCCAGAACAGATTAAGTGAAAACACTTAGACGCTCTATAAACAAAGCAGAGGTGGGTGGCGAACCATTGCCACCCGCTTTTGCGGCGTTTGAAAGAGCAGGAATTATTCTGCGCCGAGCAGAAGTAACTGTAGTTGCAGGCACTCCAGGTGCAGGTAAGTCATCAGTTGCATTGGCTATTGCTGTAAAAACAAAACATCCTACACTTTACTTTTCAGCAGATACCAATGCACATACTATGGCTATGCGTTTGATTGCAATGACAGGCAAGATGCCTCAGTCAGCAGCAGAACAGTTACTTAAAAACAATCCCAGTAAATCACATGAGATACTACAACTGAACAATCACTTGTTCTGGTCGTTTGAATCCAGCCCTACACTTAAAGACTTAGATGATGAAGTCTCAGCCTTTGAGACTGTATGGGGTAAGAGTCCAACACTTATTGTTGTAGACAATCTTATGGATGTAGCAATGGATGGATACGATGAGTTCGGCGCAATGCGTGCAGTTATGAAAGAACTTAAGTACTTAGCCAGAGATACTAACGCAGCAGTACTAGTGTTACACCATACTAAAGAAGGCTTTGATGGTTATCCATGTCAGCCACGCAGTGCAGTACAAGGTATGGTCAATCAGATTCCAGCAATGGTTCTAACTATCGGACAGATGAAACAGGGTGATGACACATACTTATGTGTAGCCCCAGTTAAGAACAGATACGGGCGAGCAGACCAAACAGGTAGTAACTATGTTAGTCTTGCATTTGACCCAGAATCTATGTACTTAGAAGATGTAGCAGTCAGATACCAACAAGAGGGAATCATGTAATGAGTAGTGCAGCCAAGCGTAAGGGCACACAAGGCGGAGAAATCCCAGCAGTTAATTGGTTAAGAGAGAATGGTTTCCCATATGCAGAACGCAGAATTGCGGGTAGTCATCTAGATAAAGGTGACATAGCAGGAGTCAATGGAGTAACCATAGAAGTTAAGAACCACATTAAGTTAGACCTTAGCACTTGGATTAAAGAACTAGAAATAGAAATGATTAACGACCAAGGATGGACAGGTGTTGTCCTCCATAAGAAAAAAGGAACTAAGAATGTTGATGAATGGTATTGCACAATGCCAGCCAAAGTATGGCTGGATTTAATTAAGCAGGCTATGCGTGGACGAGAAACATAATATTGCAGATTACTTAAGATACATCGGCGCAACCGTGCCAGCAGAGGGCAGCGGTTGGCGCAAAATAAAATGCCCATTCCACGAAGATGGTCATGCATCAGCAGGTATAAACTTTGATGAAGGTAGATTTAAATGTCATGGTTGTGGTGTTGGTGGAGATGTATACGATTTAATTATTGAAAAAGAAGGAGGCACATATCGTGAGGCTATCAAATTCGCACAGGCAATTTCTCTTGCAGGCAGCGAACCAGTACGCAAATCAAATACATTTAGCAGAAGAATATCTGGCAACACGGAATCTCTCGGTAGAAGAAGCGCAGCGATTTCATCTGGGAGTAGTAAAGGACGCTCTGCCAGGTCATGAACAGTACTCAGATAGACTAGCCATCCCATACATTACGCCATCAGGCGTAGTAGATATTAGGTTCAGAGCAATGAACGGAGCAGAACCCAAGTACATGGGTATGCCAGGTGCTAAGACCAGCATGTTCAATGCACAAGTTGTGCTAACAGCATCAGATTATATCTGCGTAACTGAGGGAGAGATAGATTGTATTACCCTAAATGTTAAGACCAAACATCCAGCCGTAGGTATTCCAGGTGCAAACAATTGGAAGCCGTTCTATACAAGAATCTTAGATGATTTTGATACAGTGATTGTGCTAGCAGATGGCGATGCTCCAGGGTTAGAGTTCGGTAAGAAGATAGGTAAAGAGTTAAGCAATGTAAATATCATCCAGATGCCA